TACCACCTAAAGTTAATTTACATACATCTTGTGTTGAAGCATCCCAAGTAACTGTAGCTTGATCTGTTAATGTAGCCTCACTATAGTTTAACTTAGCAGACGTAATTAAATCGTCAGCTATATCTGATGCTGTAAGTGCTTTTGCACTAGGTTCTTGACCAATATACGGCATATTACGTTATCTCCATTATTGACAGTGTTCCTGAAATTTTATCTGCAACTGAACAATCTATTCTAATTGCATCTGTAGTTTCTAGTATAACTTTACCACCCGACAGAATTTCAAGTGAACTACCTGCAGGAATATTAACATCTTTAACTAAAAATGATGTTCCGTTAGTAGCTGCTCTGCCACCTCCTGATGTATCACTAACTAATTCTACCTCTGCAGTAACTGCAGATGAATGTATATTAGCTAACACTAAACCAATTACAACCGTAGTTGTACTGCTTGGTGTTGTATACACTGTATATGGCGTTCCAGCTGAATTTGGTTCTGCTGCAAAAGTTACTACTTTAAAAGTATTTGCCATTATTTATCTCCTATTTACTTATATATTATATCGTTATTTTTAAAAAAATCAATATTTATTTTATCCTAATGCTATAGCTAAAGCTGTTGGATCATCTGTTGAAAATCCTGCACTAGTTAAATATGTTTTAACATCTGTTAATGCTACTTGTTTCATAGTACCTGCGTCATTTGTGACTAATCTGTCAGCATCTGCTAAAGTTGTAGAAACAGCTGATGTATCACCATCCATTATATTTAATTCACTAGCTGTGGATGTTACACCATCTAATATATTTAACTCGTCTGTTGTAACTGTTGCACCATCTAATATTTCTAGTTCTGCCTCTGATATACCTGCAGATCCAATAGTTACTGTTCCTGCAAAAGTTACATTAGCCCCACTAAATGTCATAGCTGTAGTAGGTGTTGATCCTGATTTAATTACTAATTCACCACTAGAATTTGTTAAACTACCAAAAGTTGTGCCATCATCTTTTAGTGTAATATCTGCTCCACCAGCATCTAAAACTATATCTGTAGTTGCGTCTAACGTAATACTAGATCCTGAATCTATTTCTGCAATAACTGGTGTAGTTAAAGTTTTATTTTCTAAAGTATCTGTAGATACTAAAGATACTAAAGTTGAATTAGATCCAGCAGGTAATAATAATTCATTCGTTACACCTGCTGAGTGTGGTTGTGCTTTTACAATCTGACCATGAGAGTTAGACTCACAATTAAATTGTATAGCACCTGAGTTTGTATTACCTTTAACAGTTACATGACCTGTACCATTTGGTGCTAGTTCTAAATCTGCATTTGATGTAGTAACAATATCTTGACCATTCATATCAAGATCACCACCTAATTGAGGTGTAGTATCTTCAACTATGTTTGATATTGCACTTGATGTAGCAAGTCCTGATACAATTGCTGATCTTGCAATTTTTTTAAGTCCGCCACCTGAAGTATCTACTGCTATAAATACATCATCGTTAGCTACTGTAGATATTTCTGATAATGAACCTACTGCTATTGAATTAAAGTTTGTACCATCTGCAACTAATAAATTACCTGCAGTATTAGTACCCATAGTAATATCATCACCAGTAACTGTAAGATCTCCACCAACAACTACATCACTATTAAATGTTGCTTTACCTGCTTCACTACCATCAAGTGTAAGCATAGTAATATCAGAACTATTATCAGTTCCTTTAAATATAATATCTGAATCATTTGCAGCTGCATCAATTGTAATATTACCTGAACTAGTAGTTAAATTAACTGCTGCATCACCTGCTGAAAGATCATCTGCTGCCATAGCTGCTGCAGTAACACTAGTTTGAAAATAAGTTTTAAATGTAGCAGCACTTGTAACTCGCATAGTGCCACCATCATTATGTATAATACCATCACCATCAGCTACCGCTGTAGTTCCTACTGTAGCTCCACCATCTATTAAATTAATTTCAGCACCTGTAGCTGTAATATCTGTGCCATCTAAATTTAATGTATCTACATTAGCTGTGCCATCTATAAATAAATCTTTAAATTCAAGAGAGGAAGTTCCTAAATCTACATCATTATCTGTAATAGGTACGATAGCACCATCTTGTATTCTTAACTGTTGTACTGCTGAAGATGATACTTCAACATAAAATTCTAAATGATTATTAGTTGTATCAACTAATATTTTATTTAATGAGTCAGCATCTCTAAGTGTACTAATAGGTCCACCCTCACCTGCTGTTCCATCATGTGAGTGTCCTGTAGTTGCATGAAATGCAGCTAATACTTGGTTAAACTCATCATTACTGTGAGCAGCCGTAATAGTATCACCTGTTGTATAACTTGACTGTCGTGCCGAATAGCCTGCCATTATCTCCTTCCTCCTGGGGTAAATTCTAATTGAAATCCTTTAACTGAAAATGAATCTGCACTATTTTGATCATCTATTTGTAATGCCACTGCAAAACCTGATCCCTCTACTGATTGTCTTACTAATGGAACACCCGATGCATCATACAAAGAACTACCATATTTAGCAGCTCCATATTGTCCAGCACCTCCTACACTAGGTAGTGCAATCTTAGCTGGTTGTGGACTATTTTGATCATCATAATTATATCTAAGAGCTAAATTTGCATCAATTGATGTACCTTCACCTTCATAGTTTAAATTAACTCTTTGCATATATTTTCTTACACCTGGATCACCCATTACCATATCAGGTGATCTGTATACTGCTTGGATAGTTGTAGTAGTTGCACCTGTAGCAAATGTATTACCAGTTTCCATTTTGTAAATAAAACCGTCATAACCACCAAATACTTGTGTTTCAACATTACTAATAAAATCTGAATCTGTACAAGCTGGTTTAATACCCACTATATCTGCATATTCAAATCCAATAGATCTTGTATTAGGATTAGTTTTTAATACACCTATAATACCTTTTGCTGATAATTGACCACCAGCATCTGTTGGATAAAATAATCTATATTGCGATTTTGATCTTATAACTACAGATGATATTCTATCTAAACCTATATCATCAATTCTAGTTTGTATCTGTCTAGATATAGAGCCAAGTTCAACGTCACCAATTCTAGCTGTACCAGCAATAGTTCTTAATCCATCAGGTGCTAAAAATATAACATCACCACCTATCTCTTGAATACTACCACCATCTCTACATCCAATATTTCTAGTAACTTCTTGAACAGCAAAATTACTTGATGATGTACCTGTTAATTTATAAATTCTATCTTCACAAAATATAATTAATTCATTTCTAAATACTTTCATTCCTACAACAGCTGAGTCAACTTTAAATGATCCTGCACCACTAGCTGATGTAAAATTATCTTCTGCAAATGGTACACTAAATATAACTTCTTGTGAATTAGTTGCACCAGCATA